TCAGTCCATACATTGTTTAATAAATAGTAAACTGTAAAAATGTTATTCATTATCTTCTGCTCCTATTGTATTCTGCTCCGCTTCTTCCCATAATTCGCCCTATTCTCAATTCTTCTTCCCAACGCTTTTGGTTGTAATTTATTGTATTTGTTACTAAGTCCATTGTTAATGAACCAAGCCCTAAAACTGGATTAATCGCAAACGCTATTCCGTGTTGTAACACTTTTACGCCTGCATTTACCATTTCTTGTTTATGTGTGCTTCCTGTTTCAAATGCCACTTGACTAAGCCCTAGACTAACACCCTGTTTCGCCATTCCAATCGCTACACTAACGCCAGCCATTTTTCCAATTCCACCCTTTTGTTTTTCGGGTGCTGTTGCAGTCGCCGTTGTTGGCTGTGGCGTACTAGGTTGCGATGGTGTTCCCATTTCGTCATCGGGTCTTACAATTCGTATATTGATATTGTTTTCCATAGTTCTCCTTTAAGGCATAATGTGTAAATTCAATAATATCTCTACGAAACCGCCACCAATAGCAATAATTTTACTACCTGCCTTTATTTTAACTTTATTTGTAAAACTCAAATTCTCAAATGCGTTCCAAGTTTCTTTTAAATACCATATTGCATTTTCGTTTGTGTTGTCGCCCTTTAAAAACTTAATTAACTTTTCGCATATTGCGTCAGGTCTTGTATAAAACTGAATTGACACCATATGCGTTTTATTGCTTAAATATGTAGCACTTATGCTCTTATTCATTTTTCTTGGCGACTTTTCCATTGCCATAAAATCGGCTGTCATTTGACTAACAATAAGTTGTCCGCCTGTTATCGTGTCTTCGTTTTCTTCGGTTGGTTCTTGGTCGTAAAACTCATAATCAATAAAGTTCGATAAAATCGCACCGTCCGTATCGCTTGTAACAAACAATGAACCTGTAATTGTCTTAACTTGTTTAAACTCGCCTGTGTCCACTTGTGGGTTTGCTGGCTGTCTAAAACTTAGAAAACTGTTATAGTTATAGGTCTTGCCATTGCTAACAATGTCGCCACTTAATGGTGCAGTTAAAATGCTCATTTCGTATAATGCATTAATGTTTTGCATTTCGCTGTTTATTGACGGGTAAAAGTTCATAACAACATCAAAACTCTCGCTGTCAATCCCTGTTACCATAAACGGTCTACGCCCAAGCGTTAAAACACACTGTGTCTTAGTTCCGCGTGGGTCTATGTCGTTGTCAAGTTTCACGGTAAAGTTATCGCCTAAAATATTTTGATACTCTTTTGCAATGTCTAATAAATCAATCATTCTCGCTCCCCATTATAATAAATTTCTATTCGTTTGGCTAAGTCCTCAAAACTCTTTTCAATGTAGCCCGCTTTACGACTTGTTTTGTTTGCGTAACCCGCATAGTCGACCTCGTCATTACCTATTTGTACTTTCGCAGAATTGTCGCTAAAAACTTGTCCGCTAATTCCCACATTCTTTAAGAAGCCGGGGTAAAGGCTTTTTCCATACCTACCCGCTGGCGGACTAGTTCTTACGGGTGCGTTTGCTTTTGTTATTTCAACACCCTGCCACATTATTTCTTCTGCTAACATAACTTACTCCAATACTAATACATACGACTTTTTGCCAAATCCATAAATTTGCTCATTAACTACTGTTATCTTAAAACTGTTACCATTTATCAAAACATTGTATTGATACGGCATTTCTTTAATGTTATCTAAATTGTCAAATGTTTCTATCGCGTACCTTTGACCGCCACTAGCCATATAATTAACAAAATTCGCGTTCTTTTCTAAAACCGCATTTTCTCTTGCTCTAAACTTTCGTGTTACTTTTTTTAATGCAGTGTCATATAACTCGCATTTTAAATTGTATCCATACATACGCCTACCCCACATATAGCAAATTAGGCTCAGTCGCCATTGCTATTTGATAAACCATTGGTGCTACTAATTTACTCGATATTTCGGTAATGTCAAAATTTTCACTGTTTGTAGCCGTCTTAACTATTAAACCGTTAAAGAATTGAACGCCATTTTGCTCTAATAAAAATTGTGTTTGAACTACTAGCATTTTCTTAATGTCTTTTTGAACGCCTGCGTATTTTGCTATAATTCTATTAACGATGCTTTTCGGCTTGGTTTGATACAATACATAGTCGTAAACTAAACTATGTACTAAGTCTAAAAATTTGCTTTCTTTTACCGTGCTGTCGCCGTCTAGTTCGTTATTTAACGCAATGCCTGTTAATTCCTCAAATTCTTCGCTACTTAATTTAACGGGTAATTCCGCATATAAAAATGTTACTTCTGCCATATTATCTCAACCACCCTTTTAATAGTTCAAACGCTTTTGCACTTGTTAATAACTTTCTAGGCTGTATTTGAACTTGTCCGCCCATACCACCCTGTTCGCCTATCGTTCCACGAAGCCTTAAATTAGGTCGCTTAATGTTTTTCATTAAACCTAAACTGTCCGCAATATTGTCTTGTGTTTCAGTCGCTTTTCTCGTGTCGGATAATAATATGCCAATAGCGTTTTCAATTTGTGCTTCTTTGACTTCGTTTTGTATCACATTGCTGTTTCTAGGGAATTGTAAAACTTGGCTATATCGGTCGTACTTCCAACCAACTAAAACCAACTTTTCAATTTCTTGCATTGATTGTTTTAAAAGCACTTCCCTGTCGCTGTCTTCTAAGGCTTCCCATAGAACCCTTAAATTGTCCGTGCTTCTATAAGTGCTTTCAATATAAGCGTCCGCTTCCGCAAGTGTCACATAACTATTTGTTCCTACTGTTAACATATTACTCTCCTTAAATGGAATAGGGCTTTATAAGTAAAACCCTATAAGAAAACTATTTAAGCCAATGTACCTGTGTAAGCAACGAACTCTTCGCCTGTTGCATCCCAAATAGACATTGCACCTGTTCCGCTAACAATGTAAATTGTATCTGCTTCGCCTGTTACTGGAAGTGCTGAAACAACGCTGTATGCTGTGTCCGCTTCTGCTCCTGTAATTGCAACAAATACTAGGTCTGGTGCAAGTGCTTTGATACCGTAGTCGTAGAATAGTTCCAATGCCCAATCGTTAGAGAATTGGATTTTATCTAAGCCGTACTCGTCAACTCTTAGTGGTTGTGCAATCGAACCATAAACCATTAACACTGCATCAACATTTGCTGGCAAGTATGTAGAACTAAATGTAGCAACGCCGTTAAACGCTGGAATTTCTTCGCCCTCTACTGTAACAATAGTGTTGTTAGTGTCGTTTAGTTTGTTTTTTAATTTACCAAAAATTGCTGGCTTTAACACTAATGCCATTTGGTCGCGTTCTACGCCGTCAACATAATCATTTTGTAATGTTTCTAGTGCTTGAATTTTAGCCTCTAATGAACCCTCAATGTCACTTGTGTCAATAGCAAATGTTTGTGTTCCTTGTGTTAGTGCAGTTAAAAAGAATTTTCTTTCCATTTCTCTGTTTAGACTTAAACGGAAGTTCTCTTTTCTTTTTTCCGCTAGTGTTGGAATGCCAAATGTTTCTAGGTCAAACTTGTTAACCTCTTCAATGATTTCTCTTTTAATATCTAGGTTTACAACTGTTTCTGGTGCAACAATTTTATTGCCAGCAAGTGCTGTTCTTGCAGTACCATACACTTGGCTTGCAGAGTTTACAAATCTTTTGTAAATCATTGCAGCGATGCCCTGCGGTGTACCGTTTTTAGCCTTTAACATATTTGAAATTGTGCGTTTTTCGTAGTTTTCAATAATACCTCCGATTTGTGAACTTAATTTTGCTTTGTCAGTATCATTTATAAAGATACTATAAGCGTCTGTTCTATGTGACATAATTTATTCTCCTTTAGTTTTAAATTATTTTACCAATCTTAACATCTGGCGCTTGTCCACCTTGTGTGCTAGGATTGATTGCAGGGCTTCCTGTTCCTGCTTGTGTGTCTGTTCCAAACAAATATGGCTTTGTCGTGTTCAACTCGCTAATTTGTTCTTCTAAACCGCTAACTTCAAAACCGTTTTCGCTTTCAGTAAATTTTACTTTACCGCTGTCCAAGAAGCGTTCTAAATCGGCTAAATCTTTTGGTTTAAATTTGTCTTTTAGTTCGTTTAATTTTGACTTATACACAAAGTCCTGTTTGGTTTTTGTTAACTGTTCCTTGTACTCGCTAATTTGTTTTGCATTTTCTTCTTGTAGTGTTTTTAACTTTAATTCAAGTTCCGCATTGCCTTTTGCCTTTTGCCCAAGTTCAGTCAACTGTGTGTCCCTTTCCGCCAAAAGTGTTTGATATTTCTTTTCGGCTTCTCTTGCTTCGTCAAACTTCGCCTTAGGTATAAATTTCTCTTTACCTAAATCAATTTTAAAGTCCGCTGTTTTAGTGTTAATTTGCGTTACCAAATCCGCACCAATTTTGTCTGTTAAGTCTTTGTAAGTTTCCTCGCTTAACAATGTTTTTAAAAACTCCATAAATTCTCCCTTTGCCTTTTTTTGATGGTCGGCTCCATCTAGGTTTTTATTTTGTTGATTTTTTGCACTTGTCTGTGCGTAGTTTAGCGACATTTCGGTCTATAACTACTCTTTACGAGTTGCTAATAAGTTTTTAAGGTCTTGGTATGTTTCACTACCCTGTCTTTTTGCTCTTCTATATGCACCTATTGTCTTGTAGGGCAAGTCCTCAAACTGCAACTTCATCTCGCTGTACTCTTTGAACTCTTCCCTTAACTGCGAATTGTACGCCTGACTTCTCGCATACTGTTCTCTCTCTTGTTCTGTTCGGTCATCTTTAAATGGCTTGTTGCTTTTTTCCTGTATTTCTTTCAACTGGTCTTGCGTGTAAAATTGTTCGTTAAACGGTATAAACTCGTGCCTGCAATTAGGGTGTATCAATGAATAACCTTTTTTTAACGCCGTTCCATATAATGGCGGGTACTTATCGCTTTTTCCACTAATGCTAAATACTCTGCCCTCAAACTTGCTACATACAGGACAAGTGCTACCGTACTCCGTGCATTTAACTAAGTCATACCCTAAGGCTTCCGCTCTTGTAAAACTTCCAACATTCGCACTTTCTATCATTGAACTTCTAGCAACCATATTTACGTATGTTTCTAACGCAACTTTCTTTCCATTGGCATAAGTTACATTAAATGGTGTACCTGTGCTTCGTGCTTCGTCCTGCATAGCATTTAAAAGCGTTTCCCTTAACTCTCGCATACCTATTTGTTGATTACCCGTTATAACGCCATTTACAAGGCTTAAAACATTGTTGCTTGCAAGTGTGATTGATTTACTTAATTCGCTAAAAGCATTTAAAACATAAACATTTTTATCGGTTGCTACTAAGTTATCAGCAAATACTTGTTTTACATTCTCTCCACGTAAATTCGGGCTAACCTTTAAATTGTCGTTTGTTGCTTGCTGTCCGTCTTCAAATGCCTTACCAACATTATCGGTCGCAAACTTATTCGCATCCATTTTTAACTCTAACGCTATTCGCTCGGCTTCTAACTGCACTCTTGCCACATATTGACTGTCCGCTTTCGCATTAAGCACTTCATTAAGTTTGGCTGTTCTCTCACGCATTCGTGTTATGTATTCATTTACTGCGTTTAAATCCATTTAACCACCCCTATAAGTTGCTTCGTTGTAGCCCTAGCGTTGACATCGTACTGTCGCTTGTTTCTTCGTTTATCTTTTCTACTTCTTCTTCGGCTTTGTCTTTACTATAATTGTAGTACTCTTGTAAAGCTGTTGACTTGCTAATCAGTCCGCTTTGAACTCTTAACTGTGCAATTTGCGTGTTCCTGTATTCGTTGTTCGGTATGCCGTCATTAAAGAAAATTGTAAAGTCTTCTTCTTTTATTTCCTTGTAACCTAATTGGCTTAAAAGCATAATAAGTTTTTTTAATGGGTCATTTAGTTTGTTCGCCAATCTGCGCGCTTTCATTCTAGCGTTTACCAATCGTGTTTCTAATGCCTCATAGCCTTGACTTGCACCAAACGCACTATCGTCTATAATTCCACCCATTTCACTTAAACTAAACAACTCTTGCTTCAATCTCTCAATTATAATGTGGTTGTTTGTTAACTGCCCTGTAAATTCCATATATCCAGGTGCTTGTTGTCCTGGTTCTAATATGAAGCCCTCGCCCGTTTTTCGTTTCCACCCTAAACTTTTACCTAACTTGTCAAACTCTTCGTAGTATGCACTCGCAGGTAAGTATGGTGTAGGGTGGCTGTGTTTGTCTAGTATTAACTGCTCAATAGCAAGCCTTATTTCAATTTCGGCAATTATCGGCGTTACTGCTTCGTAGTCGTCTATTCCATAAACGCTGTTACTTGTTGTGATATTTTTAAAGTGAACTATTGCAAAGTCTTTCAACCCTGTTTCAACTCTCTTTTCGCTTAGTAGTTCCCCTAACTCATAGAACAAGTGTTCCCCTAGTCGCTCGCCGTCTTCCGCTATAACATCTTTAATTCTAGCGCTCTTTACTTGCCATTCCTGTAATGTGTAATAACCTTTGTCGTGTATTTGCGACCATAACTTATACTTCTTGTTTCGGTCGCTTACCTTTAATTCAGGGTTTAAGTCTTCAATCCACACGATTAAGTGTTGTTTTGTCGCCATTGTTTCTTGGTCTACTATCGGCGTCCACATTGTCGGGTCTTTTACTATAAAATTACCTTTGTTGTTTTCGCCTTTATATACCTGCACGATTGCATCGCCTAAACTTGACACATCTATTACAATTTGCTGTAACTTAGCGTCTAGTGAAACATTGTTCTCGATAGACTGCATATTATCTTGTTTGCTATCGTCTAGCATAAATGTAGGTGGCTCTCCCACCGTGATATCAGCCGTCTTTAAACTAATCAACTTGTGATAGTTTATATCGGTCTTATATGTATCTAGTTTAGAAGCGTCTTTCCCGTCATATAGGTCTAATGCTTCACGCACTCGGTCAAACCTGCGTTGATACACAAGTTCGGTGCTACCAGCAAAAAGTTTTCTATTGTCGGTGTACTTCTTTATTCTTGGCAACTCGCTTTCTTGCGGGTAAACGCCACCGCTTCTTAAAAAGTTTAAATTGTAAAGCATATCTTTCTCCTATATTTTTACCATTACCATTCCTATTGGTTCTTTCTTGAACTCCATATCTTCGCTTAACGCATATCTCAATGCATCAATTAAATGGTTATTCTTATCTACTGGTTGTCTAATAGCATTGCCGTCCTTGTCCTGCTTCCACTGGTACACGGTTAACTCGTTCTTTAAGTTCTGGCAACTCTTGTCAATAATGATTTCGTGTTGCTGTAAAAACTGTATTCCAAAGTTTACGCTGTCTTTACCCTTGTTCGCAGGTGTCGCATTTATTCCTAAGTTCTGCAACTCAACTATGCTCTTAGGCTCGGCACTGTCGCATATCAACCGCTCACGCCCTATTATAGGTCTTACGAAGTCCGCCACCATATCATTTGTACAGCCTTTCTCGTAAAACTCTTTAAACACATAAATTTGTTTTCGCATTTTGTCATAGTGTACTCTCACATATGCAAACGGGTCAACACTAAAACCAAAGTCTAAGCCATTGCGTATGTTAGAAAACTGCGTTTGCATTTCGCTAATGTCTTCCACTCGCCAATTAGTAAATATAACATCGCCAAGCACGCCCCAATTACCATAAGTGTATACATTCTTGTAATAAGGGTCTTTTTCATTCTCTAAGGCGTTATGGTCTTGTTCCGTTAAGAACTCGTTATCTTGGTGCGTTGTTTTAACTATAAGCACATCTTGCTCGTTTATTCTACCCCTAGCAACTTGCTTGCCGTCTTCCCATATACCAAAGAACTCTCTGTATAACCAATGCGTTTGGTAAATAGGGTTAAAACTCAATGTAATGCTTTTCTTTATTCCGTCTTTCGTAATACCACGCAAACGCTTTTCTAACTGCTTATAATCGCCGTATTCCACTTCGGTGGCTTCTTCTATCCATATATCAGTTAATACGCCTTTAATCGGTGTAATGCTCTTAATTTTCTCGGTGTCGTCCAATCCCCCAAATAGTATTTGACATTGATTGTTTACCGCTGTTATTGTGTAATCGCTCTTGTTTATCTTGAATAACTTTTTTAAGCCCATAAGGTTTATTGCTTTTACTATCTCATTCCAAGTACTCTTATTGAGCGTGTTTGCAATCTTTCTAGTTATCAGTATGTTTCTACCAGATAGCACCTTTAAAACTGTACGCTGTGCTAGGAAGTAACTTTTACCACTACTACTACCACCGTAAAATATCTCCCTATCATAAAGCGTGTGTATATATGGCTTGTATACGGTATTAATAAGCCCTTTTGTTTTTACTGTTAATACTGGCATAATTATTCTTCCTGTATCTTTATTTCAAAATCTCCCGTAAGTTCAGCGTTTATATCAATGTTCTGCTTATTGTACCCGTGCATACTGTTTAACTTGTCTACTGCATTAATAACTGTTTTGTAATCTGTAAGTTCTTTCGATTTCTCTAATGCGTCTTTTAGTTCTCGCACGCTATCTTCAAAACTCCATATCGCTTTATCTAGTTTCTTTTCTTCTAACCTTGTACTCAATTCACTTATTCTTGCTACTATCTTGGGTTTACTTGACAATCTGCTTGCATTTGCATCTATTGTTTCTCGCTTTACATTTTCCGTTTTATACTTTGCGTAATGATACGCTTCATATTGCGACATTTTCTTATAAATGATTGCATCACAAAACCTTATCTCGTTTTGCGTATATTTGTATTCTTTCTCGCATTTTAATGCACTCATCTTATCTCCTTGAATTATATTTCCGTCTTTAAATATATTTCATATTTTAGAATAGGCTCAAAACTAAACACATTTACTAAATAATAAACTAATACATATGGCTGTTCTATCGTTTCGTCATAAACTATCTTATCTTTTTTGCCAATGCTTAATTGTTCTTCTTCGTAAAATTCACCTAAGTTATGTTTATCTACAATAACTGTATATATTTTATTGTTTTTATAAACAGTATCTACAATGCTTACTATCGCTTTCTTAGTATATATAATAGTTTGTGTTTTTCTTTGCAATGTTTGAAATTGTAAATATAAGCACAAAACTTAAAATGATAACCAATAGCCCACTTATAAGCTTTTTGTAATTAACTTTTTCTAAGAAGCCATCAATGCACAGTTCTGTTCCAATAAAAACAATCATTATTAATAACAATATAACTATCGCTGCCATAATTTATCTATCTCCTTTAAACACAAAAGAGCAAGCACTAATGCTCACTCGCTGTAACATATCAAACTCTTATGATATAATTTATTAAATTGGCGGAAGTGGTAGGACTCGAACCTACATTTTACCAGTTCGGTTAATTTGTGTACACAATACTCTTCCAATTGAGTTACACTTCCTTATTGCCACTAGCTCGTCAGCCTTTCGTCACGCACAGCGTAACTAGATATGTGGCATACCTTCAATACTACTTTATCGATGTAGAGTTCGCCAAATACATTCGTTCGTCAACTCTTTGGTTCTAGCCATTTTTTCCAAAAAACTAAACCATCTTTTAAGTTTAAGGTTTTAAAGACTTTTCCTTGTCTATTAATTTTTTAATTCAATAGGCTTATGGTTTTCCACACTCGCCCTTAAAGCATTTTCTTTGTTTACCCACAAACGCAAACTCTTGCCTTTCTCTAACTGCTCGGCTAATACTTCTGCGTTTTTATCTATTTGGTTTTTTATGTATTCTTTCACATCTACCTACCTTAGTATATCAAAATTTTGTCAAAATGTAAACACTTTTTATAAAAATAGTTTTTTTATTTTGAACTAGGCAACGCTAATCTGCTGTTAAAATCTTGCCTATAATCAAAATGCTCAAATATTTCTTTCTTTATGCTCTCGTACTTCTTTTTATCTGCATCTGTTCGTATTTCATCGCTGTTTGGTATCCACATTTTTTTACGACCGACAAACAGGTTAAATTGGTCTAGTAAATCAAGTCTATTAAAAGTTATGTGTGTTGTTCCTTTCTTGTATGCGACAATACTTAAATAGTCGCCGTCTGCTGTTGACTGATTTCTTAAATCGCCTGTAAACACGCTTTTAAACTCTCTAAACCCGTCAAAATAATTTAACACTTTTTCAATTTCTTTTATTCTGTCTTGCTCGCTACCTTTCCCGCCTATGTCTAAATTATTTTCATACCACGAACAAAAATTAATTGGAAGTATTATTTTTTTATTTAATCTACTTCCCTTGTTTGTCTTCCAACCATTATAAAGCCAAATGTTTTTGCTATATTCTGTTTGTGTGTATTTCGTAGCCTCTTCAAAAACCGCAATAGCACTATATTCTAAGTTAGACAAAAATGTATCTATAAGCACTTTTTTAACTTTATAAATGTTTTCCAAGTTAAACTCTAAATTAGCCTGCCTTTCCACTAATGAGTATATTTGCATTTTAATTTTTTGAGTAACATACTTATTAAATGTGTCAATGTTCATTACTTTTTCCCAATAGCCCTTGCGAATTGTGTTAATTTGTTTATTGAACTCTGGCAAACCATAATCGCTATCAATTTCATTTTTAGGTTTTGCGTCTAAACTTGATACAAACGCATAAAATGTTTCTTTTGCTTTTTTAATGTTTTTTAGTAAATTTATTTGCGTGTTATAATCTTGTACCATAAACTTTAATTCGTCTTCTTTTGTTACAAGCCCTGTGCGTTGCTCAAATGCTTTATAATCTTCTTCTAGTTCATTAACCGCTTCAAACCTTATTTCTTCAAACAAGTCTTTATCTAATTTGTCTTTTTTAATGTTCAGGTTTATTATAGCAACTTCAACTCCTGTTTTCCTTTCTGCTTCCATAAAGGCATTTTGCACATATTCAATTTTTGCATTGTGCTGTTCTAATTTATTTAACAAATACTTCCTGTCGTTTGAGTATGCGTTTTTTAGCGTTTCAGCATTAAGTAAACAAACTATTTGCCCTCCATTTCTTTCTTGTAACTCAATGGCTTTTAATAAATGTTTAGCACCATCGCTAAATGGCGGGTTCATTATAATCAAATCGTATAAAGTAAATGTTTTATAATTTAAAAAATCTTCTGCAACCACATTGTAACCTTTACCAATTAAAACACTTTGTAAATCAGGCTCTATTTCTATACAGTCAAA